TCCGTTGGAAGTAGCTAAGTTGTTCTGACATGGTTTATGGTTTAAATAATGATTGTTGCATAGTTTGTTCCCGGAACCGTTTCACCCCTGCATCATAATAATCCTTATCCAGTTCGCACAAAGTCAGGTCAAACCCCATTTGATGACAGGCGATTGCGCTGCTCATGCTCCCTCCGTGGGTGTCGAGTATCTTGTCCCCTTCTTTGGCGTAGTTCTTAAGGAGCCAACGGTACAGCTTAACGGGCTTTTGGGTTGGGTGGATTCGGTCACCAGTATTTGAGGATATTTGAACTTTACGAGCAATACAATTAAAGGAAGTCCATGCCAACTCAAAATGGCTAAAGTTTGTCGGTTCACCTAAATTCTTATCCCAAAATATTATACCCCTTGTATTATACAAATGCTCAATGAAATAATTACCGCCCCAAATAATCTGATTTTTACTTACCCTGAACAACTCTAAAAAATATTCTTTTGGTGGCGTATTATCGTCCCATTCATTTAGTGAATATTGTTCGTGAAATTTAACAACACCTGTATTACCTCCAACTAATAACTTTTTACCTATTCCATAAGGCGGGTCGCAGATACTAAGGGAGTAGTAATTATCCGGGGTTTGTTTTAATAATTCCATGCAATCACAATTTAGAAGTTCAATCTTTGGGGATTCAGATACAATCATATTAAAATTATTTTAGATTAAAAAGGAAGCCCAGAATCATCCCCGCCGCTAACAGCTACTTCCGCATTATTAATTGGGTCAACTGATTGTTGTTGTCCCTCTTTATTCCCCCCTAATAGAGTAAGGTTAGATACTCTTAGTGTCATCCCTACCCCTTGTGTCCCATCTTGTCTTTGGAATTGCTTTACGTCTATCTGTCCCTCTAAAAGAACCTTTGTTCCTTTCTTAAGGTATTGGGCTATGGAAGTATTATCCCTCCATAATGCACAATCAAACCACCTTGTTTTCTCATGTTGGGTTCCTTGTGCGTCTTTGTACTTTTCAGTTTGGGCTACGCTAAAATTACAAACTGACTTTCCGTTGACCGTATTTACCACACAGTCCTTACCAATGTTTCCCAATAAAAATGTTTTATACATACTGTTTATTTTAAAGTTTCAAAATACTTCACAACTTTCTGAACAACCATCATTTGAATCTAATTCATAATCCCATAAAACAGATTGCTTCCACTTGTCTATATCTTTACTTTCGTCTTTTGCTAATTCAAATTCAAACTTAGAATCTTCAATAATATCGTTCATTGATGTGTTTTTTCTGTAAAAAGTTATCGGGAACTTAACATTAGAACTTAATTCACGATGCAGAGGTATATACTCCCCATATTTTTTCTCCATTTCTACCCACCAATCAGATAGTTTTGGATTTTCTTTAGCAATAGTCATTAACTTTCTAAATGATTTTTTCCAACACATATCACAGTTACCTTCATAGCTTTTTATTTGTAAATCAAAAGGCTGCTTAGACCACCACAAATTAATGTCAGACTTTGTTTTAGGATTTTCTTTCGCCAAAACATACAAAAGCCTTTTCTGTTTTGCTTTCTCCCAATCCAACCTTTTAGGCTCATCTTTTCTAATTCCTATTGCAGTTAAATATTTTCTCCAACCAATACTTCTTGCATAAGATTTTATTGTCATTTCTTTTAATTCCCTTGTGCAATGTGGGAAGGCTTGATTAACCAACCCGTATTTAATTATCATTTTTTCAAACGGCTCCCCTTTTCTTGAAGCAGTATTAAAGTCAACTACATTGTGCTTGGCAGAAGCCAACGCCGATTTATCATTAGGAGAATATTCCACCCAAACAACATTAAACCCAAACGCTTTATCGCATTTTTCAACAAAATCAAGCGTTTCTTCTCTTTCTTTCCCTGTATTAGCAAATACAACAATCATTTCATATTTATCCCTATCCTTCCATTCATTAAGCATCCAATATGTCATATAAGCACTTGTCCTGCCACCAGAAAATGATATTAAAATTTTATCTTTCATTTATCAATCCTTAAATTAAGCTTCCTTACCATTTCCCCAAATACTTCATGTGTGTTGTAAAAGTACGTTGCTTCCGGGTTAAAACGAAATATTCTGTCACAAATATTTTTGTCAATTTCACCACTTATCCCTGTTGATAGGTTTTGGTATTTGTTGTTTCCATAGCTTGCATACAACACATTGTTTTGGATATTAGTTACTACTTGTACTTGCATCTAAAAACTTTGACATTTCAGGGGTAAACCAATTTTTGTAAGCCATGTGGGAGTGCCAAGTATTCCCGGTATCGTTTGCCCAACTTTTTGTCGGGATGCTATAAAACTCCCTGCCGCCTTCACTTTTGAAGTGAAACGAAATATAATCATTGTCAACCTTTACGTCAATGCTCCTTATTTTACCGTTTTGTTCAACGTAAAATGTTTGTTTTTTCATCTTCTCCATTTTATAGGTTTATGAATACCGTCTTTTAAAAAAAACCACATTTGTTCACCGTAATAATCTGCGGTCTCTTTTTTTATAGTAAATGTTTTGCTTTGGCTAAATGATAAAAATGAAAGTATTTTTGCAGCAAGCGGGCGACAACATATTCTTAACCTAACACCGTTTAACCCGCTAAAATCAACCATTAAAGGCCAACCGTTATTATCTTTTTTAAAATACACAATTTCATTATCTGACTTATCCAAAACAAACTTTATCCTATCTCCTTCTTTTAACCCAAGCAAATTAACTGCTTCAACACTAAAAATCAACCTACCATTTGATATTCTCATTACAGGTGGTTTGCCTTTCCTTTTTTCAAATACTTCCGGGGTTAATACTTCTGTTGTTTCCATACTTAAAAAGGACTATCTGTTTTATCGTTTTCGTAATAATTTTGCTGTGTGACCGGGATGCCGGTAAACCCTGTTTTCTTTTCAGAAAATTTCATTTTTGGCGGATCAAAGTCAAGTGGGATAATAAAATTACTTCTACCATTCCTCCATTTCCTTACAACTAAATCCGCACTTCTTTCAGTTGACTGACCATTTTCATCAAACTCATATCCTGACATAAAATCCCTATGAAGGAACATTACAACGTCAGCATCTTGTTCAATAGCACCTGATTCTCTTAAATCGCTTAATTGCGGGTATCTTTCGTCCCCTTTCCTTTTTGTTACCTCACGGTTTAACTGACAAAGAAGAACTACCGGGATATTTAACTCTTTTGCCATTATCTTGCAGCCACGGCTCATTTCGGCTATTTCGTTTTCCCTGTTTTTTGTGTATGAACCACCCACTGAATTTACAAGTTGCAAGTAGTCTATAAACAGGCAATCCAACCCGTGTACCGATTTTAGCTTTTCAGCTTTTGCCCTTATTTCAGGGATATTCACTTTTGTCTTATCTGAAACATATATTGGCAAGGTCGAAGTGGATTGGGCTATCCGGTCATAAAGCCGGTGTGTTTCATTCATATCCCGGTAAAGCCCCCTGTAAACAACATTAAAATCCGTTTCAGTATCGTATGCCGCCAACCTTGCAGCAATTTCAGTATTTGACATTTCAAGGGAAATAAACCCAACCGTCTTTGACTTTTTAGCCATTTCGATAGCCATACCACCGACTATTGCCGATTTCCCCATAGATGGTCTTGCCCCCATTACAATTAATTGCCCGTTTTGAAAACCACCGTTCTCCCTGTCCAATGAACTAAATCCCGTCAAAATACCAACCCCACCGCTTATTTTCATTTCCTCCTGATGCCTATAAAGGTCAACCATAAGTTGAGTCATATCAACCCAATCGTGTTCTGCGGCTTTTGTTTGCAGGGAAAATAATTTATCCTGAATTGCCCTAATCTGCTGACTTACATTTCCATCCAACTTACCCATACCCCCATTAGTCAAAATAACCACCTGCCTTTCCATCCATAAAGTCTTGATAATGTGGCAGTGATACTCCAAATGGGTGTCGTTTACTACATGATTTTGCAGCCTTGTGCAAAAATAAGCCGTATCATATCCCTCTAATTGCTCAATCCCTTTAACCCTCTTTATTTGATCAATAACCGTAAACAAGTCTATCGGAAGCCCGGATTTATACATTTCGCTGATTGTTTCAAAAACAACCTGATTCCCGGTACTGTAAAAGCAATCTTTCTCCAAAACTCCGTACACACGACCAAAAGCCCCCGCCACAAGCGTACAGATGCCCAACACGGCACTTTCTAAATTAAGTGAGTAGTTTATATCGTTTTTAAAAACCATGCCTTAAATCGCCTTAAAATAGCCTTAGAATTAATTGTTCAATTTTGTCAAAGTTGGGGCTGATGAAGTTTTCTGAACTCCGGTTTCTACAACTACCCCCTTTTGCTTTTGCTTTTGAATCCAACCACGGGACATTTTTTTGTATGCTGATTTGTCAAAGTTGGCAACCTTGTCGCTTGCAACGCTTGAATTGAACATGGCAAGCCATTTTTGAAGTTCGTCAATTTTTATTCCTAACCCCATGCAGATTTGCTCTTTCCAAATTTGGTCTTTCCAAACTTCGTTTGCGATATTTTTTACGACTTCGCTTCCGATTTCCGGCACTTCTACTTCTTCTTCTTTTTCTCTTTCTTTTTCTTCTTCTTCTTGTCGAAGTAGTATAGATACTGTATGTGTAGGGTATAGATACTGTATCAGTTTTTTCTCTTTAACCAACTTAATCTCCTCATCCACAAGTTTTTGTACTCTTGGGGATTCGTTCCCGTTGTATTTTTGCCAATTTTTTATGGCAATCTCATTTGAATCCTCCGAAAACAGTATTTTACCACTCGAAATAAAGTATTCTAATAGTATAGATACTGTATCCATATTGTATCCTGTGTCGTAAGAAATTTGGGATTTACTGATTTCGTATATCCCGCATTGCTTCGTTTTGTCGTTCGTCAAAAGGTACAAAAAGAAGTATTTTTTTTCCGGGGATAATGACTGAATAAACGGATCGCCCCAAAATTTGGTATGGATTTTCCTAAAAACTGCCATATTGTAGAAAATAAAAAAAGGCAACCACCTGTGA